CAATAAATTCTTCTACATCTCTACCTAATGCAAGTGTAAGAAGCTTTTTAAGCTTTCTTTCATTAGCATAAAGGCTTTCATTCATATTACAAAAATCTTTAAATCTCATGTATTATTTATTAGGTAAAATAAAAATGCCGAACCGAAGTTCGACATTTTTAAATCGTTTGTGTACTTAACTAGATTACCATTCGAGCTGTTCAGGAGCATCAGCGAAGAGGCCATTGAACTTGAGCAAGCGGTAGTAGTTTTCAGCACCGAGCATGTTGTGGGCGAAACCATAACGGCTCATGATACCGACTCTCGGAGAGAAGTCGTTAGGATCAATTGCCTGGTTAACAACACCAGTTACATACGGGCAGAAGATAACACCAGCATCATAGAGGCTTGTGCCCTTGAATGCGAGGAGAACTTCACCATTATCGTTAGCGCCGAATTCATCGACAGCGTACTGGTCACAGAAGACCTTAACAACACCGTTCAAAGTACCCATTTCCGGAGTAACAGCAGAGCCGTTAACTTCATGAGCAACCTTTGTGAACCACGGGTTAGCGCACTGAAGAACAGTAGCAACGTCCGGGGAAACAACAGCGATGTTAGCCGGGCCACGACGAGTAGCAGTACGGATATCGTTTACACCCTTCATGATGTGAGTGATAATCATACCGAAACGTTCCTGGGAGTTAGTACCAATGAAACCGTCGTTATCCTTGAGAGTCTGCTTGGACTTGTTGAATACACGCGGAGTGCAGAGGGACTTACAACGACCGATAGTTTCACGGTCCATTTCAGCAGTCATTTCTGCCTGAAGAACGTTAATCATTTCAGTCATCATTTCGATACCCTGCATAGCCTTAATATCAGCTGCAGATTCGAGAGAGAAGCTAGCAGCGAGCTTACGGGTCTTAGCAACGATAGACTGACGGCTAAGCATTAAACCAATTTCCGGCATCTTGCGGCTTACAGACGGGTCATCAGAACCGAAAGTAGGACCGGTGATCTTCCAGCCTTCAGCAGACTGAGTATCAACGCCAGTACCAGCATCCCATTCGCCATCTGTATTAGCGGTAGAACCGGTGTAACCAGAGAAGCGAGGAACTGCCTTCCATGCAGCTTCAACGAGTTCGTTCGGATTATTGGTCTTATAAATGTAACGGAGTGCGAATGCAAGACCGACAGGACCAGTCAACGGCTGAACACCAACGAGGACGTTAGCGAAGAGCTGTGGGAATACACGACGAACGAGAGCGAGAGAAATCGGAGCAAATACACCCTTAGCGTCACCACCATGAGGAATACCCTGGTCGAGACCGAGCGGAGCACCAACACCCTGCGTGAAATCTTCAGTCAAGAGTTCAGAACCGAGGTTCTTAGTCTGCTGGTTTTCAAGAAGACGAGCCGTATTATAACGGATCAAATTATCCTTAATGCCAGAAACTGACAGACCACCCGGAGCCTTGCCCCAGCGTTCCATCATACCAGCTTGTGTCTTTGTAATTTTCATTTTCTTTTTTCTCCTATTAAAAATTTTTGAATATTTTTAATTCTTTATAATATATTTATACACGAAAAATTGGATTTTTCGTTTTTTAGCTTAATTTTCCTCAATTAGGCTGGCAGATCCAAGCATCATGCGTTCGCGTGCGCTTAATTCTTTGCGAGCTGGTTTAAATTTTTCAGTTAAGGGTTCGTTTGTACGATCTTCGACATAGCGAGTCTTACGGACCGGACGTTCTCTGTTTTCAAAAAGACGTTCCCTTTCATATCTCATCGAATCAATAGATTCAGTCTGTTCCTGAATCATTTCGATGTAGGCATCAATGTCCTTCTTGGTTTCATTGAGGCTCTTATCCTTAAAGAATTTCTTTACCTTGATTCTCTGTTCAGCAGAAAGATCAGCAACCTTTTCAGAAATCAAAGATTTCTTTCCAGTGCTTTCGACCAATTCAGCAAGGCGCATATTCTCATCGAGCTGTTTCTTTAAAGAAGCCTGAAGTTCAGCGTTTTCAACCTTCATTTCACGAATCTTCTTAGAACCACTCATGTCCATCGGAACATATTCATCTTCGAACAACTGTTTGATACCGTCGATAATCGGAGCATATGTTTCGGAAAGTGCTGTCTTGTGAATCAAAGCCGGACTAATCTTTTCGTTGATATTGTATTCAAGATACTTATCAAGGCCAGTAATAACTTTTTCTTCCAAAGCTTCAAGTTCTTTGCCATACTTTTCTGTGAACTTTTCATCGAAGTATTCAAGGATATACTGTTCTGAAGCTTCTTCAAGTTTCTTCTTGTATGCTTCAACCTTGGCATTAGCTTCTTCACTTAACTTTTCGCAACGTTCAGCGCAGAATTTATTAGCAATGTCTTCGATTTCAGCAGTCTTCTTTTCTACAGCTTCCTTAATCTTCTTCTGACAGAATTCATCAGCTTTCTTGGCAATCACCTTGGCTTCTTCGTCTGCTTTCACCTTAACTTTTTCATCGACTGTCATCTGAATGGCCTTTTTGACCTCATTCAGCTCTTCCGCCGTGAACTTTTGTGAAAGAGTTTCAAGAATTTTATCCATTTTGATTCCTCCAATTTAACTAGATTATTCAGTTCTTATATTTTATTTATAAGTCAAAATTTGATATTTTTGTTGAAATAAAGCCAGGAAGTATATACTTCCCGGCCGAGCTGTAGAAATACATTATTATTTACGTTTATTGCCAATGCGATATCCGTTTTCTCTTAAAATTCGTTTAGATTCAGATACTGCTTGACGTTCTTTTGACCTAATAGAATCAACAATACTGTCAATGCAATCATGAACTGACATCTTATCAATAAAGAAATCTCTACAATAGCTATCAATCAAATGCTGATATTTATCAATCAGAATCTTTCTATCTATTAAAGCCTTGACAACAAGATCTTTAAACTTCTTATATTTGTCTTTTAGGAAAAATCCTTCATCTATCTTATCCATAAATCCCTCATTATGTAATAATGCTATATATGTATTTATAAATAATATAAAGTGAGGAAACAATAATATGAAAAAATTCTCAGATTATGTTACAGAACAATGCACTAATGCATTAAATGAAAATACTTCTCAAATCGGCTTGACTGATGTTTTTGAAGGCTCTTCAGCTATGGGTCCGCACCATCATGAATACTGGATTTTCGATGAAACTGGTTATGGTAGAACAAGCGATGCTATCAATGAACCATCTAATTTGAATGCTCCTACTCCAATCACAATGGTTGGTGGTCATATTCACTTCATTAAAGATGGCGTTGTTCAGCCTGTTGGCGATGGCCACACTCACAAACTTCTTGAACCAAGCAAGATTGATGCAGATACAAAGATTTTCAGCTGCAGAGGTTGCGATTGTAATAACTTGACTCCTATTCCTGGCGTCAAAGTTCCGTAATAAAAATTATTTTTATTATTAAAAAACCCGGTTTTTAACCGGGTTCTTTTTTAATCTAAGTTATCATTATTCACTTCTGCCCCTTGTGCTAAAATAACATTTTGCGCCCATATATGACCATTCCATTTTGCATCATTTCTCAATGATATTGTACCAGATGGTGCAATTAATGTTCCAAAGTCAGATTGTGAAGCAACACCAAATTGCATTGTACTTGTGCCCGCATAATAAAGTCTAAATGCAAATGCATTAGTACAATCTTCATTTAATGTTAATCTATCAGCAAAATTTGCATTATTTACAAAAATCATAATAGAATTATCATCTTCTTCAGTTGATAAGCCATTATGTATTGTAAATGTACAGTCAGTATCAACACTTATTGAATTAAAGTAATATTTACCAGGATAGAATGTTACTGCTTCATGATCACCTAAATTTAATGCATCATATGCTGCAGTAGTATATGTTCCAGGTACACCAAATACTTCACCATTTCTAGCTGTTGCAGTACCAGTAGTTACAAATTCTGCAGTTGGAATTGGTTTTAAATTAGCGAATTCAGGATTTTCCCATGTACGTAATGATTCTATAGTTGCATGTCCTTCATAATCTACTTGACAATTTTCGCCTGTATAAACTACTGGCACATGAATATCACTACCTACTTTTAAATAATCTGAAATATATAATTGACCACTAAATGTACTTACTACTGGTGGATTATTTATATATGCTGACTCTGCAGAAATATTGCCACATATATTAATACTAGAATTAAAAGTTATACTACAACCAGAGGCAAGTAATATATCTGAATCTAATCTAGCACCATTATTACATATAACATTTCTTGCTGCTAAAGTTCTAGAGCCAATTCTACCACCATTAATTTCAAGATTAGATAAAGTATATAAACTAAAGTTAATAAAATCATCATAAGGATAAATATCAGGAATAACTTTCTTATATTTCCACCATTCAGATTCTTCTTCAACTGTTGTTAATTCTGCAATTGC